GACCCAACAGCGCCAAATAATGCTGGTAGCAGGAGTCGAGGTAGATGTAGGACTTGTAGGCGAGGGTGTCGTGCCGCATCCCCTGCACCTGCTGGAAGTCAGCCGACATCAAACCCCGGTACGCGGAATCCACCAGCGGGTTGATGTTGGGCTTGAACTTGATCGACGACCCGTCCACGGGGATGAAGAACCCGGGTGTGGCGACCGGGGTGCCGTAGGTGGTTTCTTTCGCGGCACCGATCCACTGAAGATTCGCGGGGACAACTAGCGGGTTCGCCATTGGGGTTACTCCTGACCTTCAGCGGACGGGGTGGGCTTGCTGGGTTTACGTTTCAGTTCACGCATGTGGGCGTGCAGGTACGGGTCAACGGTGGTGATCTCGTCGCCGGGTTGGGCGACGAGAGTGGAGCCGTCGGGCTGGCCGTGGCTGTCCCGGTGCAGGGTGGCGTTTACGGCGTGTGAGAGGCCGTGCATGACGGTTTCGTGGCTGCCGGTGAACCGGTAGGTGGGCATGGCGTCCTCGCTAGTGGTGGCGGGTGCGGGCTATGTGCAGGTGGTGGCCGCCGTGGGAGAGCTTGTGGGTGGCGAACCGCTGCCGCCGGGTGTGTTTCACGGCGAGGCGTTGAACGTGCCCGTGGGCGTGTTTGCCGTGCCCGGCGACCCGTTGATGCTTGGATGCGTGTTTCGCGGCGTGGACGGCTTTACGGGTGGCGGCGTGACGGGTTTTCGCGTGATGCCCGGCGACCCGACTGGTCTTGGCGCGTTTCGCGGTCTTCTTTTTCGCGGCGTGACGGTGCGCGGTCGCTTTGGCCCGCTTCACCGTCTTCCGCGCCGACTTGTGGGCCGTCTTCGCGTGGGCCGTCTTGCGTGTCTTCTTGCGGCCCGCAACCCGCTTCCGGGCCGGATGCGCGGTTTTCTTCTTCCGCGACTTGTGACCCGCAACCCGCTTGTGGCCCGCGACCCGCTTCGCTGACTTCCGTGTCTTCCGGTGGGCCGGTTTCCGGTGCGCCCGCGCCTTACGGTGCCGAACCGCCTTATGGTGCGCTGTCTTCCGGTGAACCGTCTTCCGGGCCTTACGGTGAACCGAGGTGGTCTTACGGGCGCCTCTGCGGGCCATCAGTCGGTGATGATCTCAGCGACACGGAACTCCACCACATTCCACGACACCACCTTGCCCGGCAGCATCCTCGGCAGATCCCGTTTGATCTTCACATCGTTCACGTCCTGCGCCGACTGCCACACCACCGACGGCATGCCACAGTTCGGGTCCGACCGCAGGCGGGTCTTCACCCCGTCGATGATCACATCCAACGGCCCCACCCACGACGACTCATCCACCGGCGTCAACGAGGCGGACGGGATCAACCACTGGTAGAAGATCAACAAGCCGATGGTGTAGTTCACGATCTTCTGCCCCGTCAACACCGGCACGGTGATCCTGGACTCGTCGTCCTCCACCAGATGCACCGCGGCGATCGCCCCCGACCCGAGACTGTTCGCCAAATCCCATTCCGACCCGTCCGCCCAATACGGCGGCGCCGGATGCACAGCGTTCAACCCAGGAATCGCCGCGGTCTTGAAGAACCCGGTGACCGCGGAACGGACTTGCGCGGAGGACATTAGGCGGTGCGGCGGAACACGCGCAGCAGGTCCACAGCCTGCTCGTATTCCTCCGTGTAGCCGGGGGTGGACTGCTGCAACGCCGGGCCGCCAGAGACACCGGAGAGGGACAGGGATTCGGCGCCACGCGTTTTGATGATGTGCGCCGCCAAACAAATCACCGCCTGCTTGATCGCCCGTGGCAGCGCGGACACGGCCACCCCGGGGATATGCGTCGAGGCCAGCGCCGTGGTGAGGGGCACGGTGGTGGAGCCCTGCACGTAGGTGGAGGCGACCGTAACGAGTTCCGTTCCCGCGCCGTCGAGGACCGTCAACGGCAAACCCGGGAACACCCCCAACGGCGACGCCACCGTGAGGGACGTGGTGCCGGACACTGCTTGCGCGGTCAGGGTGGTGTTCGTGTAGCCGTTGACGTAGGTGACCTGCGCGAACATCCGCCCGCCACCCGCGACCGCCGCCACCCGCGTGTCCAACGCCGGGTAGAGGGTGATGGGGATGCGAACGACTTTCCGCTGCAACCACAAACCCGACAGATCCGTCAACGCTTGTAGCCCGCCGGCCTGCCAACCCACCAACACGCCAGTCACCGCGATCAGAGGCGTGTAGTCGACGGGGACGCGGATCGTGCCGTCCCGGAACACCCTGTATTCACCGACCTGCACGTCACTCGTCGCCGCCAGCACCTGATCACACAGCGTGTCCGCATACGACGATGCGGCAGCCAACACTTGATCCAACGCGGCGCCATTGTCGTTCGCGCTACCCCCCGGCACCAGCTGCGTCGTGTCCACACCCGTCGGGGCGGCGAGGAACTCGGCACGCGTCAAATAGGGGGTGCGGGTGGCGTAGGTGGGGACGTAGGCGGCGACTGCGGGTGTGGTCACGACGCCTCCGGGTATTCGTGGTAGTGGGTCACTGCCGGCTGATGTGGGTGTCTCTGGTGGCCGTGGGATTCCAGGAGCGCGCCAATGCGGACGTCCAGGCGCCGCCAATCCCCTGCCGGGACACCGCCGCCGTCCTGCTCGCTACCGACCGCGGCGGCCTCAGCCATAAGGTTGGGGAGGGACGCTTTCAAGTGCGCGGTGAACCTGGTGCAGCCGAGGCAGACGAGCATCCGGTCACCGATCCGGTACGGGTGCCCGCACCACGGCTGACCGCAGGTCTGGAAGCCGTCGAACACTCCCGCATGCACGCCGATGTCGTGCTCGACGATCACAAGATCCCCCGGCTGCGCCCACGCCTCCACCAGGAGCCGCGCATAGCCGGTGACGTCGTTCTCGTCGATCCGGGCCCACGTGATGTCCTCAGGGGCGTGGCGTTCGAGCAGGGACCGGGCTTCGGGGTGTTGTTTCGTGTAGGGGGCGAGGATCACGTTTTCCGGGGCCGGCCCGGGCCCCGCTTCACCACAGGCGTTTCGTCTTCGAGGGCGTGCCGCCAACCCGGAAAGCAAAGCAGATGCTGCGCGGTGTCCGGGTCGACGTCGAACACGCCGTTCGTGGAGTGATGCTGGTCGTTGATGTTGCTGACGCCAGCAGTAGAAACAATCAACATTGCGGTTTCCCCCTTGGTGTGCCCGGGCCGGACCCCAGATAGGAGCCCGGCCCGGGGTTACGGTCAGCCTGCGGCGATCTCCGTGATCCACCCACACGCCACCGGCGCACGGTTCACGAACGTCTCCGTCGACGACACGTCCCACACCTCACGCGGACCGCCGTTGTTACCCGGCGTCGTGTCCAGCTGCGCGCCGTAGTCGAACTCCGACACGTCCCGCAGACACCGCGCCTCGAACGTGTTCGCGATACCCGAGTTCGGGTAAGGCACCCGCTCGGTGACGAACCCGATCCGCCCGGGCGGGAGGTGCGGGTCCACGACGATGTCGACCCGGTCACCGCCGGACGCACCGTTGATGTACCCGGCGACAGCGCCGCCACCGATGACACCGTCACGGGAAGCCGCATCCGGGTTCAGGTAGGTGACAGCCGCGTTCGTGGCGAGGATCTTCGCCTTGATGTCCTGCGCCTCCTGACCGTTGATGATCATCGCGGTCGGGGACAGCTGCGCCTGGTTGTAGATCGCCAGCAGCATCGCGTCGATCTCCGCGACACCCTGCGAGTTCGCGGTCAGGGTGGCGCCGTTCAGCGACGTGAACGAAGCACCCGAGTTCGTACCCGAACCGGGGGTTACCAGGCCAGTCGAGGAGTAGTCACCGGCACACGACGCGATCAGCCCGTTGTAGGCGGAGGCGGAGAACGACGTGTCCACAGCCGGGACCGATGCCGGGGCGGTGGTGTACAGGTCCGGGAGGTTCGGGACGGGCTGGTTCGCGGTCGGGATCGCCGTGATCGTGACCGTGTTCGTGACCGTGGTGGTGTAGTAGAACCCGGCGACGAACCAGTCGTAGGCGACCGCACCCTTTACCGCCGCCACCGACGCGGTGGCCGAGTTGGTGCCAACAGTGGTACCAGTCGTCACCGAACCCTGCGCCGACGCGACACCGGAACCGCCCCAGTAGTAGTTCATCCCGGAACGGGCAGCGACCTTCACGTTCACCGCGGTCGAAGCGGCGATCTGGCCGCCCGTCGCCGAGGCAACCACAGTCGGGGTCGCGACCGTGGGGAGCGCGAACGCCTGACCGCCGAGCAGCGCCTTGTTCTCCTGGATACGCCACTGCATCAGCGTCGACGTGACCGCGATCGCCTTCGCGTCGGCGTAGTTCTTCGCCAAATCGACGGCGTCGCGGGTGACCTCACCGGACACACGAACCGGCACGTACGGTGCCAGCACGTCCTGCTCGGAAACCTTGATGAAGTTACCGCCCTGATCCAGACCGACGAACGGGTTCGGCTGGGCGTTGTTGACGTTCAGCAGGGCACGCCACACGGCGGCCTTAGAACCGTCACCGGGCTTACGTGCAACCCGGTTGAACCATGGAGTGTTGACGGGGACGAGGGACACGACACCGGACAGGTCGTAGCCGACGATGCCGGTGCCAGTGGTGACACCGTTCGTCTGCGCCTTCTTGATCTGTTCCAGCGTCTCAGCCGTGATACCGGCGTAATCAGACATGACTGGTTGCCTTTCTTGGGCATACGAAAACCCCCGGTGCACAACGGCGGTTCCGGGGGTTTAGGGGGAAAGAACTGGTTACACGCGGGGTGCGTTGCGGATCATTTCCGCGGCCAACTGCATTTGCAGTTCCTGCCGGCGGATCGGGTTCGTTTCCGCTTCCCACGCCTTGCGGAGTTCGCTGGGCTGGCCGTCGGTTTGGCCGCGCAGCGTGAGCCCGTCAGCGCCGGGGGTGGCGCCGTTGAGCATGGGGCCGCCGGGCATCGGCTGTGCTTCCACCTTCGCCAGGCGGTCCGTGAGGGACGCGACCTGCTCTGCGAGGGCGCTTTTCAGCAGCTCGATTTCGTGGCGTGCCTTGGTCAGGTCGTCGGCGGCGGGGCCGTCGTTGGCGTCGGGCTGGGTGAGCTCCGGCGCGGGAGCAGCCGGGGCAGTTTCGGGGGCTGCGTCGGTGGACGCATCGGCGGGCGCACTGTCAGCAGCGTCATCCGCGTCGGCGGCGGGTGCGTCGTCGGCGGACTGCGCATCCCCACCATCCGGCGCGGCCGGCGCGGCGATCGGGTTCAAATCAGCCTGATCCACCGTCCCGACAAGTGTCCCGTCAGCGGTGTACACGGCGACCTGCGGGTCACCCTTCGCCTTCACGACGACCTCAGGGGCCTCGACGGGCGTGTTGTTGTCCATGAGGACTCCTTCGCTCTTGGCGACCGGCTGGTCGACCATCGGTGCAGGCAGAGACGCCAGCACCCGTTCCAGGGCCGCGGACGCGTCCCGGATCGCCTGCTCATTCGCCGCAGACAACACACGCCCCGCCTTACGAACCTGACCCTTCATCAACCCGTCCAGGTCGGCTTGGCGTTCGTCGGCTTCCGCCTGCTCATTCACGGCGAACGGGGCGAGGATGGAGAGGATGCAGTCGATCGCGCACAGCACGTCATCCAGGTCGAACACCGTTTCGATGTCGTCGCCGTCACCGGTTGCGGCTTCGGTCGCTTCCCGGTCCTGCGCCGCACACACCATCCGGCGTAGCGCCACCGCCAACTCGATCGCCTGCGTCGCACGGGCAGCGTCGACGGCCTCCCACGCGGGACTGTCCGGGTCGTCCGGGTCACCGTCGACAGTCACACCGGCGTCGTCGGCGACCTGATCGGCGTCGGGCAGCGGCTCATCGGCGTCGGCCTTGACGATATCGGGCATGGGGTGCTCCTTCTTGCGGATGGGGGCGGCGGCGATCATCGCCGCGATCGCCGCGGGGGAACCGGAGATCGTCACTGACTGCTCCTTGCTTTCACTGCTTGCCTTAGAAACCAGGTCACGCACCACGGCAGGGTCGAGGACACCGGCGTCGGACTTTGCGATGAGGAACGGCAGCCCGTTCGCGCCCTTCCCCACCAGGTCGACGCGCGGAATGTCCGCGTCCACCAGTTCCGTGAACTCGTCCCCGTCTTCGCTGGTCATGCGGTTGCTCCTGCCTGCGGCCTGCGCCGCTTCGCCTGCCCCTGCGGGGAAACGCCCGCCACCTTGCCCGACTTGTACAGCCACCACGCCGTCTCGTCACACACCATGCCGAGGAGCCAGTCACCGGCCTTCACAACCACTTCGGTGCCGTCGACCGCGGTCAACGTCCACGGGTCGCCACGCCAGATGTAGGACTCGACGACCCGGGCAGCGCCCTCAGTGCCGTCCATGTGGAACAGGCCGACCTGCGCGCCGCCGTCCTGTAGGAACGACCATGCGGCTTTCTCCAACTCTTCCGGGGTGAAGAAGTCGCGGTGCCCGTCCTGCCCCTTAGCGATCCGCTCATCCGGGCCCGCCTGATAGGCGACCGTGAGGAGGTACCTCTGCTCGGTTTGCACGGCAACCTCCTAGGGTCGGTGGGGGATCGGGCGGTACCGTTCGATTCGTGGCGTGTGATGGCCGGTACGACTCCCACCACTGGCAGTGGATCGGCTACCGGCTGATCTGCCGGGACTGTCTGCTCGTGGACCTGCGGGCCACCGCGATCGCCACCGCGGTGTGGGGGCGTTTACGGCGCCTCGGACTCACCCGCTGAATCGATCGGGTCGGCTGGGGCCACCGCGCACCGGCACCTGGGGTGCAACGGAATCGATTGCGGTTCGTCGACGTCGTGGGGGTTGCCGTCGGCCTGCTCTTCACATTCCGGGCAGGCGTTGTCCGACAGAATCCAATCCCACCGGTCCACACCGTTCGCCTGGTAGGTGTCGAGGGTGGCGGCGGTTTGCGCGCGGGCGGTTTCGGTGTGGGCGATCATCTCGGCTCTGGACGGGTCAGAGACGATCCCCGAGAGAGAGTTCGCGATGGTGTCGACGCTGTCACCGTTCAACAGGCCGTCGGCGATCCGGTTCCCCAGTTGGTCCAACAGTGACCCGGTGACGCCGTCAACCGTCACCCCAGCATCCGCCAACAGTGTCGCGAGGCCGCCGGAGTCGGCTGCGATCGCTGCCCCGAGATCTCCGGGCTGCCACGCCGACCAATCCACCTCCACCCCGCCGGTGGTGACAGCGTTGGGGCCGAGCTGCTGGTTGGCGGAGTGTTGCCCGGTAGCGAACGCCTCCGCCCACAGGGCACGCAACAGTGTGTCGAGAGCGGTGGAGTCGGGGCCCTGTAAGGCTTCCTTCGCCGCATCCCTCACCGCCTGCGTAGCGGGGTCGGTTTCCGGCGCCGACTTCACCACCGGCAGTGAACTACGCGCCGCCTCGACCGCCTGCCTGAGCAACGCCACCGGAAACGCCTGCTGTAGCGCGGCCGTCACCTGCGGGGCGTAGTGGTCGGTTAGGCGCAGGTCGTATTGGTGTTGCGGTGTCTTCGGCGCACCGTCACGCCACGACACTTTTGGGCTAGCATCACTCGCCTTCACCACGACGGAAGGGGCGAGAGCTTCCAACACCAACGGCAAATCCCCCGCCAGTTCGGCGCGCACCGCCGGGTTACCCGTCAACAAGTCCGGTGACCACCAGGCGATCGCCTCGAACCCGTCACCGTCAGGATCATCCGGGTTGATCACCGCGCCACGCTCACCGATCGGCACCGAACCCTCGGACGGCACCGTCACGATGTGGCCCTGGTAGATGCCGTTCCCGGCCGCCCACACGTCACCGACAGTCGCATCGGCGGGGATCAGGCAACCGGTTTCCTCCTGCCATTCCCGCCACGCCGCCGCGAACGGTGTTTCG